ACCGCGTAGCCTGTGCCGGTGCCGATAAGTTGGAACATCCACTTTGTCCAACGCGCACATTCTCGCAACCCTGCCAGTAGAATACCACCGTTAGCTACAGGGGCCATGAGAGAGCCAGTATCCACCCCCGCCGCGGCAAAGGTGAATACCGACTTGCCTGCCCGGTTGCCTACTGAGACAATGTTGCTACCCATTAGAGTATCTCGGAGTCGATTTGAAACCCTCTCGGAAGAGTAGCCGGGAGGAAACGGTGATTATCAACAGGCACACCGTACAAGTTCAATCCGAGGAAAGCTGCTGCCGTTACAATAGCGGAACTTGCTGTAAAAGAGAGGATAGAGTTAATCGGCCAAATTGCATCAAAGTTTGCGTTAGCAAAAATTGATCCGGTTATACCGCCATTTAGAGCAGAGAAAGTTGGTAGAATAATATCAACAGGAAAGAGAGCGTCTCCAACAATGGCTGTAGCAGAAGGTTCGATACCCTGACTCGTCTGATCACTAATCGGTTGAGGAGGTAAAGCACCACCACCAACTCCAGGCACAAAGGCTGCCCCTCCTGCTGTAATCGTTCCTGCTCCTACTGCACTCGTTGTAGAGACAGTGTAGGTAGGCACGACAGGGAGATAGGTAAGAGGCTGCATAACAACTTCTGCACCAAGAGAGTTTGCAATGTAGGACACATTGAACCGAGGATCTTGGTTCAATTCATTCGTGATGAACGCTGCTAGTTGTGCAAGAGTGGGGTATCGCGAGGTAACGGTATAGGTATAGGTGTAGATGATAGAGGAAACCCAGTCCTCTAGCATAATAGTGATTTTGTCTCCACCAAAGCCGTTTGCTCCGGCTTCGACAAATACGCCTGCCAAGTCAAAGTAACCATAGGATGTATAGTTAGCAGGTTCAACTGCTACATATCCACTATAGATATTCACTGAGAAGGCTAGGCCAGGCGCTAGGGGCGGAGTTATGGCATAAGAAAGGTGAGTAAACTTGTAGTTCAACCCTAAGATCTGATTTGTGAGGATAGTGAGGGGAGCCCAGGCACTATACAATAGAGCCTGAAAGTTACCCTCTTTAGCCTTTATTTGCTTTGGCATTTCTAGGCACCGCCACTTCCCACAATACCGCGCCAATCGACGGCACCCATAGACACCCGGATCTTGGCTTCGTGAACGAGATTCTGGTTCGTCGGGTCGATGTACGAACGCTGTTTGTTGTACTTGAGTGCAGCGAACATGCTGTGAGCGTCCCGGCCAAGTTTACCCTTGCCAGCAGTGACCCACCACGGGAAGGGGCCAGGCCCTTGAGCAGGGGTGAGGTACTGAACAGCGATAGGCGTAACGGCGTTATATACGACGTTAGGCCGGTTCTGATCTGTGGACGGATAGAAGTACGCTTGGAGTACCTCAACTACCGTTTGGTGAAGTCCTGGCGGGTAGATGATGTCCTTCGGGATGTACCGGATGAGTTTACCACGGTCGTCTTTGATCAGGTTGAACTGGATGATCACTGCTTGGAGGCTTTCCACAGTAAGCGCAACGTCCCCCAAGAAGTTGGAGACAGTAACGCCAGGGAGCCCGGTGAGAGGATGCACAGCAGATATTAAAGGCTGCCCATCGGCTAAGTTGTAACCACCCTCTGCCCAGCTCAAGAAGGAGAGATTTAAGATGTTCCAAAACAAATACTCCTGCGTTTGATCGACAGAGTAGCGAAGCATCTTCGGGAACTCTTTGAAGATACTTTGAGGATCTTCGAGTTGAGCATCATCCGAGATGATGTACCGGAGGCCGAAGTTCTGCCAAAAGAAGGTCGAGGTGAGGCCAGGGCCTGCGGAGTCGAGAGGAGCTTGAGTAGCTTCGCCCATCTGAGAGAGCAAACCAAATGGGACGATAGAATGCTGAGAGAAGAATCTCCGACGCATATCGTAGTCAGGCGTGTTGAAAACTTCAGGCCATCTGAGGGGGATCTCAAGACCGGACTTGGTGTAAATCTTCTCGAGGATCTTGGTAGCAGCCTCGAGGAAGGTATTAGTGAGGTGAATAGAAGGCATCTGATTAACCCCCCTGCTGTATGGCAAGAGCTGCTATGTTAAACACGACTTTTACCCTTGCACCTAGCAGACCTCGTGGGTTTGCTTGGTACTGACCATTGACGATAGCCTCGTTAACCGAGTTATCAACATCTTGGATAACTGCCACAAGGTTGGTAACTGTAGGATCAACAATATAGAACCCGGTGACAGGATCCTTGTTAATTCCGACTGGGGTACCATATGTAGCCTGATTGAGTCCGCCCTGCTGCCAACCAGTAGTCGCAGGTAGATTCATGGTAACCTCCGCCGGAGGTCCAAAAGTGAGTATCGGGAGCTGCCCGGGCTGAGCTGAGAATAACCCTGTGGCCACATTGCTTGCACCGAAGATATACTCTGCGCCCATTGTGCCAGGTCCGGTAGGAAATCCGTGCCACGTTTGAACAGATGCACATATCGCCATACCTACAATTCCAGTTGCAGTATCAACAGGTGCCGGTTGAACAGACCCAGGAGAAGCTAGGGCTGAACCACCAACAAGGGTTGCTCCAGAGACTGCTACTTCACCAGTTGCCGAGGTAGTAGTAAGAGCAAGAGTAATAGCATTGCCAGCAACACCTGGTGTATTAGCCCTGATGATAACAAGGTTACCCTCGATGTAGGAGTGAACAAGATTTGTAAGCGTATTTGCATTGATGCTTGTATTTAGTGCATGAAGGAGTTCATAAATGTTCCCAGTAGGTGTAACTGTCAAAGTTACAGGGGCTGCACCATCAATAGTATATGTAATGGTGTCCCCAGGGAGGAAAGTAGCTGCTAGGAGGAAAAACCCAGAAGCAGTGGTACCGACAGCGAACCAGACGATATCTCCCTCATTAACTGGGGCGAGATATGGGAGGTATATTGGGGAAGGAGAAGCGGCTGTAGTCGGAAGGTTCACTACAGGCCGTTGAACCGCCACAATTATCGGCATAAAAAATATCCTCAAACTAGCGTAAGTAGTTTAAGGATACTCTTCTCGGATACTAGTGTCAAGAATACGGAAAGTTACTACTCTCTTGTCAAGCTCTTATCAAGTTCCGTTCGTATGGCTCCGCTCTCTATGTTGTCAGATCCAGCAACTCGTGCCATGCCGTCCTCTAGTGCCTGATAACCGACGTTGTTCTGCGAGTTGAGGAGACCTTCAAACGCTCTGGAGTGGTACAGCTCCTTAACTGCCAGGGGGTTCACTTCGCAAAGTACCAGGTCTCCAACTTGAACTTGCTCTTTTCCGGCGACCTCCTTGAAATCAATCGGTAGTTCGGTATCTTCTCTAATCTCGTGCTTTTCGACACGTCTATATTTACGTGACCGAATCCTCGCCCGCATGAAAGGATCTTTAATGGAAGCCCATACATATTTACATCCCTTCAAAGGTTCTCTCATATAAAGTTCAGGCTTAGCAAACAAAGGCTCGTTGTTCCGATGGAGATAATCGTGATCAATGAGAGAAAGGGTCTCTGCGAGGCTACGCTGTCCATTAAGACCCATATTAGGAACAGCAGCCATGATATGAGGGTCCACTTCCACACGACTTTGTACTGCTTCGGTGTCATAACGCTCTTTCTCAAATCCCTCATAGGCTTGGATAGACTGAAGTTCTTGCTGGAGCATCTCATCCTTAAAGCTCTTCTCGTCCTTACTCTCTTTAGCCATTACCATTCTCCTTGGGGGGTATCTTCAGCAGTCCATACTCCTAAAGTATTATCCCAGTCATCTTCTGTGACACTTTGATCTACGTGCAGACTTATATTTTGATAGTTTTTACCTATTTTAATCTCCAAGAGATTGCACGGCATAGGTATCTGCATATCAGGTCTAAAAACACCCTCTAAATCCTTGCACTGTCTCTCAAGATATTCATCAATGCGTTCTTCTTTAGGCATTATCCTTCACCTCCGAAGATGTCCTCTAGGTCTGCTTTACCAAGTCCTGCTGCCTTAGCGAACTCTATGGCTTGCTGTTGATCTTTACTAAGCTTAGGCTTCGCGCCTTTTGTTC